TGTGCGTTCGCCACCAACTGTAAACATGCCATCTGCATCTTCAGCAGTATCATGAGCTCCCGCATGTGCTGGCCTAGCCCCTGCCAAGGCTGCCCATGTTCTTGTGATACCACCGATTTCAGCCCAGACCGATTTCTGCACCGTGCCGGTCGTCGCTGTTGCTGTCGTGCGACCGATGGCGTTGGCTCTGGACTTGGTGATATTTGAGATCTGGTCGTATATCAGCTTACTGAGTTCGTCAGCCGATGCCGTTGGATTCGCAAAGATGACCTTCTGCACGTCTGCCTTGAGCGTTGGCACGGTCTCGACTATCTTGTTGCTCGACTCCAGTTGTCCAGCCTCACGAGCCTTGGCAAACTCACCAGGCTCTGCATCGACTTCCTCTTGACTTAATCGGATGACAAGGTCGATCAGTTCGTTGCGGTCTTCCTCTGTACCCTGCAGAAACTTCTCAGTCCAGACATCCACACTGAAGTCCTCGGCTTTGGTTTCTATTGCGCCAAGGCTCTTGGTGTCTCGTAGATACGTCGCCAGTTCCATGGCCACCTTCGACCACGACTTCGCAATGCGATCATCGTAAGGCTTGAGGGCTTCGTCATACTGCTTGGCATAAACAAACGAATCTGGATGCTGCAGCCAGGCCTTTGTCTCTGGCCCCACGACGACCTTAACACGAGACTCACGATCATCCTCGGCGTTCATCTGCTCGACTAGCTTGGCACTCCAACGCTGGCCAGCATCGCCACCCCACAGAGCCCAGGCGATGCGACCGGCAGACGGGAAGCCCTCTTGTCCTGGTGACCACCCTTCGCCCTGTTTGTCCACCTCGTGACGTGCAAAGTAGCTGTTCATGCGACGTGCTGTGTCTGGTGAGATAGCACGGCCGTTGCTCAGGTCTCGAGCTCTGGCAACACCTACGGCAGTGCCACCTCTATTGTACTCACGACGCCACTCGAGGCCCTTGGCAGCTTCGTCACGGACGCCTTTAGGTGGTAGAAAGTCGATGCCTTCATATTGCTTGGTTTCTACGGAAGGTATACGAAAGCCACGCGCCTCAACAGGCACAGCGCCTCCGTCGCTGGAGTTGTCACCGTTCACATCTGCATCCTGAGTTGACACGGCCTCGGTCGCAATAGCATCACCAGCAAGTGCCTGAACTGTGGACAGGTCGAAACCGATCTCGACACCATAGTCAGGAATGGCGAGCTGTGCATTGATCTGGTCAGCGAGCATATTCCAGAATGGAACACGCACCATGTTTGTGAAGTCTTTAGAGGCCTGCTCGAAATTGCTGTAGGTACTCTGTGACAGACCCATATGAGTCCCTGCGATAATAGGGTGCACCTTGTAAGCACCGCAGATACGGGTCTCGTACTGACCGAACGTGTCAGATAGACCGAGCTCGTTCCAGTCGAGGGCTAGGCGCTTGACGTCCTTCACGCCCCACATGATACCAACGGAACCGCGACGGTCTCCACCATATTTGCGCTTGAACGAACGCTCGGCAAGGCTTACCTGCTCTGGTGTCAGCTCCTCATCGTAGACCACGATGGTCTTGGGCATGGCGTCGTTCTTGTGGATGTTGAACACCGTGGCACTGGCTTCGTTGTAGCCCTCAATAGACTGCGCAGCAAGCTCGACAGGCGAGCCGCCACCAAGTGGCTTCTCGGGGTCGTACCAGAAGCCCACGATGTGCACGACGTCTTCCTTCGGTACGGAGTAGGTTACAGCACCGTTGTAGTAGTGATAATAATCGACATCACCCCATCCATCATTCACAGGCGCGAAATGCTTATCTGAATACCACCTGATACCTATCACAGCACCCGAGGCATTGCGCAGCTTGTAGCCGTAGGCATTGCCACCGATGCACAGGATGGTCATGATCTCTGACATAGTCACTCGCCACTGGTTACGTGTGAGCATGGTGACGATAGGGTCGTCATAGCTGTAACCTGATGGAGTGACCACACCGAGCTGTGCCTCGGGCATCATGAGTGAGTACGTGATAGTGCAGGCCTGTGCTACAGGATTAGCCTTCCACATCTTGTAAGCTCCAGACCAGTTGACTATTGGTGTGAAGCTGTGCTTTGTCCATACCTCCTCGAGCGGCATAGGCAGGTCGTTCTGTGCGACTTGGCCGTCGAGAGATATAAATTGTTTGATTCTTGTTATCAAGCTCATATCAATCTGCTTTCCTTCTGTTCTTGTGCGTGTGTAATGCGAGCCCTTGCAATCTCTAGATATTCGGGCTCACGTTCAATTCCTATAAAGTTGAAACCTTCCAACACAGCCGCCTTGCCAGTTGAGCCGCTGCCCATGAACGGGTCGAGCACCGTTGTCTTGACCATTCGTCTTGTGCGTATGTACCTGTATGCTTTGTAGGCATCCCCTCACACCCCTCGTCCCTGTCTCGCTTGGAAGCCTTGGCGCAGTAGAAGAAACGGGCGGCTGAGCCGGAGTCGCCGTACCCGACCTCTTGCCCAGTAACTGCTAATGTGTTAGCAAAGCCTTTGCCGCTTGCGTATGTCTGCCCGCCTTTGCCACGAATCCCATACCCACCTCCAGCATCCGGAAACAACCCCACCACCTCCTCACTCCCGTCGTGGATAAGGTTCGCGGGGAAGCGGCCGGAAGTTGTGGTTGTTTCACCTGTTGCTTTTTGCACGATACCTACGGCTTTTGCTCCAATACCAGAACCATTTACAACCTTAGCAAGCCGCTGAGTAATTACTTCCGTCCCCACCCTGCACCCATCCACATTCATCCCACCCGTACCCCACGTCAGTACGTTGTTCGCTACCGTCCCCGTGAATGGCTTACGTGCCACCGTGATAGGCTCCAGCGCAGGCTTAAGGGCAGTGCCCAGCCTTGCCATTGTTTGGCGGCAGAAGTTGCGGGGGCGGTGATGTCCAGCACCACAGCAGCAGATCCGCCAATGGTGTGCCGGTCACGGTCATCAGGGTTGGCGATGCCGGCGGTTTTCTGCCCCACCACCTCGCGCTCCGCTTCAGGCAAAAAGTGCTGATCCCATGCCGGGTCGATCGGCAGCAGCTCGCGCAGTTTCCGGTACTGCTCAAGGGTTGGCAGCAGCGGCTGGCATTGGGTGTCGATGAAGTGCCCCCAGAAATTCGACTTGCTGCCGTTGGCGACGTGCGCGTTGATGTCAGCAGCGCGCAGCGCCGCAGGCTTGATCGCGCGCAAGTGCTCAGCGAACTCGGCTTGCCACGGGATGCTGCCGCCGCGCTTATCGATCGCCTTGCTCACATCCAGGGACTTAGGGAATCCGCTGCCATACACCCAGGCGATCATGTCCCGGATCTCGAAGCCGGCGTCCTCGATACGCACGGCCATACGGTGCTGCGTTCGTGTTCCTGCGAAGGCCAACAGATGCCCACCAGGCTTGAGCACACGCAGGCATTCGCGCCAGATATCCTCACTTGGTACGTCATAGTCCCATCGCTTGCCCATGAACGATAGGCCGTAGGGTGGGTCTGTTACCACAGCATCGACGCTGTTGTCGGTGATAGTTCGTAAAATATCCAGGCAATCGCCAAGGTGTAACGTGTGCGGCATGTCCAACCTCAGAAAGTAATGACTCCAGCGCCCTGTGCTTTCACAGCGGCCATCTCTGCATATACGAGGGCATCGACCATGTCGTCATGGTTTCCCTCTGGAAAACTTAGTAGTTCTTGTTCGAATGAAGGCTCCAGCCCTCTCACATGTGTAACGAGTAACTGCTCGTAGCGTGCCAGCAATCCGTGGAATCTTGTGACCTTGTCACGGTCGGGCTTGACACCCTTAACGGGTAGCGACGTCTTGCGCAGTAGTTCCTGCACGACAGCCACCTGATACTGGACGGCCTCGATGTTGATCCTCGACGGGTTCCACTTGGTAGCCAGTGCATTCACTGCTCCCACGACCTCGTGAAAGCCTATCTTACCTCGCCAGATGTCGAGCACATACCTACGGCCTGAGTCCTTATCGTACCCAACAACAGCGATGGCTGTGTAATCAGCGCTGTCTGATTTGGAAATAGCAAGGTCGACACCCATACCAATCTTCAGGTCTCGAGGCACTTGGTCACTATTGACATACGTTATCATTTCACGCTTGACCAGAGCGCCCTGCACATCCACGAACTCGGCAAGGTACTCTTGATTGAACACAACCGTCGGCAGTTCCTTCTGTGCAGCCTCGATCTCGTCGAGTGATATGTACGGATTCACCGAGGTCGGCATCCTGAAACTGGCATAGGTCTCGTCTGTCCTAGCACGCTCAAACATCGTGTGAAAGTCGTTGCGTCCCTTGGGTGTCGAGAAGAAATAGCCGTCGCCCTTGTAATCGGTCAGGGTCGGTCTGATGGCCTCATTCCAGGCGTCCATGAATGAACGCACCATAGCGACCTCATCACACACAGCACGGGCATACTTACGGCCTCGGACGCTGTCGTAGGCATCCAGTGACCAGAAGTCAATCACGCCTCCCGTGGTTAGCATTAGTCGCTTCTCTTGTTCACTGACCGATGTGGTAATCGGATGCAGAGCCGTCTTGACAGCCTTCCAAACATCAGACAGCATCTTGTAAGTCGGTGCAAAGTAAGCACACGGCAGGCCCTCGATAGCTTTCTCGATAAGCAGGGCCTCAGCCATGACAGTCTTGCCAAACCTACGACCGCAGGCAACAGTGTTGAACCGTCGTCGGTTCTTGAAAATCAGGGCTTGGCCAGGGTGGAATTGTGCGTCAATCGTTATCACTGCGCTGGTCCTATTGCAATGACCTCTGCATCCTCAATGGCCTTGGGCTCCTCTGTCGCTGGTGTCAGCAGAATCCTGATGTCGGTCTTGCCGGTCACCTCGGTGGCTGCCTTGTCGGTCTGTGCTAGGTGTTGCTTGCCTAGCCAGATGAGCATGGTGTTGTCACCACTCAGGGCCTTCTCGATCTGTGTGCTTGCAAGCTGGAACCTGACGTCGTTACGTTCGTTCTCGATCATAAGGCCGTAGTCTGTCTTGAGTTCAGACACAGGCACGTCACGGCCTAACAACACCGAGCACCATCGGGCCAGAGCCGTCCAGCCGAGCATAGCACGAGCACGTCTCTTGAGTTCTGCCTCTTGTGATGGCGTCAAATTCATGCGGTAAAATATCGCAATGGCTCTGGTATTTATCCACAACCTCACAGGCCATGCACGAGCTGTGCATAGTTCACGCCTCGTATCTGGGCAACCACGCTGCGGATGTCAGCATACATCAGGATTCCGTCCTCGATTGCTCGGATGCCGTGCAAGACAGTGGTGTGATGTTTCTTGCTGTGCTGTGCTATCGTCGTCAGTGACCAGCCGTAGTGTTTACTTAGCACATACCAGGTAATTGATCTGGCTCTGACGGCTCCTGCTTTCCTGTTGTTGGCATAGACCTCCTCGGGCGTCACACCGAGCAGGTGGCAGGCATCGGCAAGTATTAGGTCGTAAATCATGTTTCCCCCATGAGTTAGTTATTTTTGACAAAATCCATCGCTTCACCTACGGACCTGACTACAGCGTAGGGCACACCATAGCGCAGACAGCACTCGCTGAACTTGTGCTGGCTTGGTGATGTCTTGCCGGTCGCTGTTTTGACCTCTAACATCCATGCACGGCCGTCCCTGTACACAGCAAGGTCAGCGTGCCCGCTGGTGGCGTTGATGTTGACCACACGGTATGCAGACAGTCTCGTGCCGTGCTCCATCGTCTGCACGCTGCTGTTCACCCTGATGACCATGTACCCGAGCAGCTCAAGCTGTGTGGCGATGGCCTTCTGGACTTCCCTCTCGGGTATCTTGCCAGCTTTTCGTCTGGCTATCTTGGCTGCTTTGTCTGCTCTGATCTTATCCAGCATCTCGTGTTCTTTTGCATCCCAGTCGAGATCATCGAGGTCCCTGTCGTCTATCATGTCAGTCCTGTGTGATTGAAACAATGCCATTGTCCGTCATGCCCCTCAAACCATGTGTAGTCCTTGACGTTGTGCTCATACATCAGCGACAGCATCGTGCGTCCTGGCCTCACCCTCTGGCGTTCCACCACAGCCGACTCCAGCACCTCGCCGTCTGGAATGACTCTGGACTCGTGGGTGTCGAACTGGTTTAGATCAAGGCCGTCGTCGGTAATTATACCGTCCCAAGCGTCGCCTGGTGGGTGTCTGTGGCGTTTATAGAACCTATAATCTGCACGTATTAGCTCACCCAGGTTG